AACTCCAGTTCACCAAGAACAAGCGCAAGGTGGAGGCGGAGGTAGTATTGACCCGTGGGTCGACCACAACCGATGTACACACCAAGAGCGCCCAGTACCGTGTCAATGGCGGTGAATGGAGCTGGGACCGCCGGAAGGCACCATTCGGCCGGTTGGATGAAGTGCTCCGTGTGGTGTACGATTCCATGACTGCGAGAGCTGGTGTCGGTTTGTAGATTGGAGCGTGTTTTTGCAAGTTCTAATTTTTTGACTATCGCAGCAACTTAGCTGTGATCGAGAGTCGTGGAGTAATCCACATATTCCTGGAGACAACAATGGACCCAATCATCCGTGGTATCGTTGTTGCCGGCAATACCCTGGAAGAAGCTCAGGCACTCTACCGCGCTGTGGCCACTGGCCAAGACGCCCAAGCACTGCATGACGAAGGTGAAAACTTCGTAGTGCTGGCGTCTGTCAGTTCCGATATCAACCTGCTCAACCCGCTGACTGGCGCGGATGATCTGAAGGTTGGTGACGGTATGACCGATCGCATGGAGTTCCTGTCTTCGGACAGCCAAGCCGTCAACGTCAACTACACCATCTGCACCGCCGGCTGCAACGCCCACATCCTGGCCGATGACAGCGAGCTGATGCAACACTGCCCGGCCTGCGCCAGCGTCCTTGAAGACCTGACCGAGGAGCAAATTGCTTCCCTGTCCGGTGGCGAAGAAGACGGTGAGTGCGAAGGCTGCCAAGTGCAGGAAAGCGTGCTGGCTTCGGGTAATACCCTGGAAGAAGCCGTTGCCAACTACAACGCCCTGGTGCGTGGTGAAGTTGCCGACTACAGCACCATGCAATGCGGCGATACCCTGGTGGCCACTGCTGGCGCCGCGTCGTTCGACGTGTACAAGGGTTGCGAAGCCAAGATCGTCGAGAATCAGGAAGCCGGCCTGCTGGAATCCCTGAGCTCCTCCGCCGATGAAATCGAAGCTCACAACTTCGTATGCGCATCCGCCGCCTGCGGTGTGCATGTTGTATCCAGCGACGACATGCCCGTGTTCTGCCCAGCCTGCGCCTCCGGCCTGCTGGACCCAGAAGACGCTCTGGGCGAAGAAGCCAACGCATCCGACGATGACGTTGGTGCAGTCGAAGACGATCATCACACTTCCCTGTCCTCCGATGAGGATGACGAGGAAGAGGAAGACGAAGACGACCTCGAGGAAGAAGAGGACGACGACGATTCCGACGAGGATGACGACGAAGACGAAGACGAAGACGATGACTCCGATGAGGACGATGACGAAGAAGACGACGAAGAAGAAGAGGATGAGGACGACGATGACGACGCCCTGACCCTTTCCGTATCGTCCGTCCAGCCTTCGAACAAGCGCGCTCGCAAGGTTCAGCGTCAGGAAGCCGTAGCCGGTGCCCACGAAGAAGAGGAAGAGGAAGAAGGCGAGCACGTCTCGGTATCTGCCAGCTTCCTGTCCTGTGCTTCGGCACAAGGTGAACTCGACGTCTCCAAGCTGGACGTAGCGCATGCCGCTGCCCTGCAAGGCGTGAGCACCTGGGTCGCCTTCTACGATGGCATGCCGATCGCCAAGGCTACCGAAGCTACCGCCAACAACGCTCACTTCAACAGCGAAGTGTTCGGCCGTACCTTCAAGGCCATCGCTGCTGAGCAAGGCATCCCTGCGGCCATGTCGCAGATGGGCTTCAACGAAATCAAGTCGGATATCCAAGTTGCTGACTTCGTTCAGTCGGAAATCCAGACCCAGGTTGAGCAGAAGACCCAGGAAGTTGTTGCTGCCGCTGAGCAGGACAAGGCTGAACTGGTTGACCGCTTCCAAGCGGCAATGGCCATGGCAGCCCAGGGTATCACCAACGGCTTCTTCAAAGGCAAGTCGAACCCTGTGCAACAAACCCTGATCGAAGCCCTGTCGTCCGTCGGTCTCGACAACGCCAGCGCCCTGGTCAAGCAGGCCTTCCTGCAATCTGGCGAGGACTACAACAAGCTCCTCATCAGCCAGGCCTCGTACATCATGGGCAAATCCCTCGATGTGCAGAACGAACTCGGCGAAGCTATCGCTGGCTGCAACACCAACGCCAACGAAACCGCTACCGCCGCTACTGCTCCGGTGCCGCTCGGCCGTCCGGTGCAGGTCGAGAAGAAAGGTGAAGTACGCCAAGAGGCCACTGCATCTTCCGCTGCCCCTGCTGACTTCCAGGCCCGTGCGACTCACGCCATGCGTGGCCTCGGCCGTCGTTAATCATCTTCGGAGATCACCATGATCAACCAAAAATACACTCGCCTGTTCCTGACCGAGCACCGCAAAGTCGAAACTGCTGCGCAACTGCTCGATGAAGGCCAGGCCCTGGTCAACGTCAAAGAAGGCCAAGAAACCGTAGTGCGTCCGTCGACCGGCGCCAACGGTGAAATCTTCGCCGGTATCAGCCTGATGCGCAACAGTCCTCCTACCGTGCTGAACTGGGTAGGTGAAGGCGTCATCCCGTCGAGCGGCTCCATCGAACTGCCACGCGTTCCACGCAACGGCCAGATCCTGATCAAGGTCGGCGGCGAGAAGCGTGACATTGTTGCTGGCGTGCCTGCCGAAGACCAAGCGCAACTGACCGGTCCGACCGTTACCTTCTTCGCTGACGACGTTGCTGCTGGCTCGGCCTACACCGTGCAAATGAGCTACGACGCTTCGCTGAACGAAGCTCGCCAGCTGCTGGGCGATGCCCCGATCGGTGGCCTGGCTGCTCTCACCCAAGACGTCGTTGGTGTTATCACCCGTGGCGAAGTGGGCACCAGCTTCTACGACGCATCGGCTGACTTCGCCGGCGCCATCCAGGTTCGCCTGGGCGCTGATGGTCGCTTCACCACCAACGGCCAAGGCACTCTGCTGCCGAACGTCACCGTGATCACTGCACCGAGCAGCGAGAATAGCGCTCTCGTTCTGCGCGTGAACGTGTAACCCGCGGCCTCACCGCATTTCGAGAACTCCTGGAGAATCAAACATGACTCACGCATTCCAAGGCGCCAAGCTGGTCCTGAAGGACGGCAGCCCTATCGAAGACCTGCGCCTCGGCCGTGGCCGCGAGCTGGCACTGTCCGCCTCCACCGGTGAAATCAACGCCGGTTCCACCAAAGAAGCAATGCAGATCATCAACCAGATGATGACCGCCTTCGCTTCGGGCCAGATCGTTCAGCCTGAAAAAGCGCTGTCGGCCCGTGAAGAAGCCATGGCTGCTTCCGTCGAGCGTAAAGAAATGCTGCGCGAAGCCATGGACGACCACACCGGTCAGAAGTGGGCAGCACTGGGTGCTTCCCTGGCTCAGGCCATCGAAGAGCAGACCGACCGTGAAGGTTTCGTGCGGAAGCTGATGGTTGGCAACGTACTGCGTCAGGGCGACATTGCTCGTATCCCGATGCCAGTTCACGATGCCGTTGCCGTCGTGGCGACCAGCCAAGCGTCCACCGGTTACCAGACCATCCGTAACCGTCTGTTCACCCCTGACGAGTTCGAGATTCAGGCCAACGTTCGCGTTGAAAACCTGGACATCCAACAAGTCAACGGCGACCTGCTGGACCACGCCTACAACGAAGGCCTGCAGTCCATCATGGTTGCAGAAGACCGTCTGTGGAAGAAGGCTGCTGACCAGACCGTTGGCGTCGTCAACAACCTGGAACTGATCGCTGGCGAACTGACTCCGAAGAACCTGGGTCGTCTGCGTCAGACCATCGCTCGCTGGGGCCTGCCTGCTACCCACGTGCTGCTGGCCAACGACTACTGGGCCGACGTGATCGGTTCCAACGACTTCGCCACCTTCTTCGATCCGATCACCAAGTACGATCTGATCCTGAACGGCGAAATCGGTACCCTGGTCGGCATGAACATCATCACCGATGCCTTCCGCCAGCCGAACCAGAAGGTTCTGAACCCGGGCGAAATCTACGTCGTCTCCGACGCGCGTAACCACGGTGCCTACACCACTCGTGGCGGCATCCAGTCCTCGCCAACCAACGGCGCTGACGCTGGTAACAGCACCCGCGGCTGGTTCATGACCGAGCCGTTCTCGCTGACCCTGGCGAACGTGCGTTCTGTCGTAAAAGCTCGCCGTATCTAATACGGTTGGTTGTCTGATACGATCCAATAGCCTAGCGAGTGGATGGAGAGCGCCCTCCTGAAGCAGACTAGGCTGTTGGTTACTTGAGGACTTACCTGGAGCAACGACCATGAGCGGCAAACTGAATCTCGCGCTTGCCGTTCTCGCATTTCGTGATGGTAACTCGGCTGATTGCCTACAGTATCTGGCGAAGGCTAATGGGGAGTTCGGCGACGACCTCACCAACTTCGTCTCTGAGGTGATGAAACCGGCGCCAACCGCAGTGCGGAATGATGGCTCAACGCCACAAGCGGAAAACACGATTGCACCGTCTCTTGCTTCTGAGGCGTCTGCGTCTGACTTCATTACCCTGACGCGTCGGGTATCTCGCCAAATCGCTACCGCGTCCTTCTTGGACGATGGTGACGAGCTGGATGAGGACTTCCCGGATGAATCGCTTGAGGACGATCTGTTCCTCGACGAGGAGCCGGAGGGTGTTGACGACGACCTCGAAGAAGAGGACGACGAAGACGAACTGGAAGAAGAAGCTGTGGCAACCACTGTCAAAGGTGTGGGCCCAGTGCGGTACAAGAGTTGAACTGTGGCGGCCTTCGGGTCGCCATTTT